TGTAAGATTATTCTCGGTATTAATTTCCCTAGTTGCTTGGACGATATATGGTTGTGGCGACTCTTCCAAAGAGTACCTTCCACCAACTAAATTAAAGACTTTCATCTCCGTGACATTTAATACCCCATCTATCGTATTAATAATTCTTGAAAGGTCAGCAAGATAGATATTTTGTCCCATTTCCTGACCATTTATGTTCATGTAGTCTCTTATCGCATTAATCATTTCCCCGGATACTAATGATTTATTAAAATTGTCATCAAGATACGCATATATCTCAAATCCAACATTAATTATCTGACCACCGGTGATTGTCACATAATCATTAATCATTCTGTAATTAGCAAGATATTGGGATATGTTCTCCTTTAATGTGAGGGTAGCTTCATTAGAAAGTTTTCGTGAAGGTGATAGTCCAAGAGTTGATATTTCTATTTTGTTTTGTATCTCAGCAACTCCTACTCTGAATGGTACCCCAAATTTACTACCCATTTTAGTTAATAATGATAGATAATCTCTTACTGTAACCGCCCTATTCTGACTAGCAAAATTATATTTTATTAAGTATCTTAACTCTTCAATTGTGGGTGTGTCTGCACCCCCGATAGCAGCAACAGGATTATTCACTACTAAAGTACTATTAACCAATTGTACCGTATTAGCATTAGCCCCTAGACTAGTTAACTCAACAATACCTGTAGTATTTAACACATTTGGTCCAATATTAGACTGTTGTCCCCCACCAATTCTATATCTTACATATACTGTAGAGTTAGCCTTAGGTAGTTCACCTAGACTCTTATTATTTACTAATGTTTGCACCTGTTGAGTGAATCCATTATCTAGATAATTGTTAATTGGGGACGCATCCGCGGTACCACTACCAAATGTAATTTTACAAAAACCTTTATCGGTATATTCTTTAATGAATTTTTTATCTACTGTAACCCATTTACCTGGAGTTATAGAAGAATTATCTGTACTTCTTGAGTAATCGTCTAAGAATATTTGATTTTCAGCTAAGGATTCAACCTCAAAGAACCTATCATCGAATGTAATAAATTGACTCAGGGTTGGTTGTGCCGCGTCGGTACCGTC